CTTTGTAAGCTGAGTAACGATGTCCGCCATGACTTGGGTTTCGTCAACGGCAACGAATTTCTCTTTCTTTTTCGCCACAGGCTTGGGGCTGGCTGGTTCGGGGTCTGTTCCGAAGAGCTTTTGCCAAAAACTGCGAACCTGCTTTGCATCAGAGACAATCTCATCAACAGTCTTCTTGACTTCCACAAAAGACGTTTTGGCATCTTTGTATAGCTTGCATCCTTGCTTGATAGCAGCAACGCAGGCATTGGCGGCAAAGAGAATGCTGAGAGGGTCCACATGTTTGTTCCTATTGTCCGGGTACGGGCCGTTGTCCGCCTTGGACCTGTGCTTGACGCTGTTGCAGCAACCCGCTGATCGGGTCATTAGGGAACATTGCAGGATACATCAACTGCATTTGGCCCATGCCGCCTGTACCTGCCGGGGGCGTAGTGGACACACGGGGGTTGAAGTCGTAGCCACGGGTCGCGGGCGCTGGCGGAAGAGCTTTAAGCATTTGCTGAGCGGACGTTTCACGTGAAACAACCGGCAAACTTTTCATGTTTCCAATCTCTGCCTGACGGCCTTGCAATTGTTCCTGTGGCAATTCTTGTCGAATGATGCGTTGAGCAATACCGGGAACAGTGGCCCTGAGGGGCTCGTTAAAAATTTGGGACATATTTGCCCCGATACCTTCCAACTGAGCAGCCGCCTTGGCTCCTTGGGCAGGTGTTCCCACATGGGTGATGGCTTGCGCAAAGGCAGGGTCTTCCAGCGCCTTAGTAAAGATGCGCTGATACAACTGGTTCTCGGCACTGGCTGTCATGCGCAGCAACAATGCCAAAGCACCTGACTCAGGGCTGATACGACCTACCATTGCTTCGCGGGCCGTGGTGGTCATAAATTGCACACCAAAACCCATCACCCGTTTCAAGTTCTGATCAATTGATTCAAACAAAGGAATCTGGCCAGTCACATCAGCAAAAGCGTTGACCCTGCGTTGCAAGTCAGCCAGTGTGTTCAAGTCTTTCAGGTGTTGTGTGTCGCCGTACAGAACTTTTAAAGACTTCTGGTTGGTATCAAGGAAGCCTTTGAGTGCACCGCCAGACGTGGCACCTTCAGTAGCCACGTCCCACACGGAACGGCGTAATGCGGCCAACATCTCCGGGTCCTTTCCCATCTCATTGACCAGCGTGCGCATTGCCGCAGGGTCAGACAGGGCCTTGGTCAGTGTTTGGCGAGGATCGGCATCGGCGCGGGCAGCTTTGGACAACAGGGTATCCAGCTCTGCATTCTTTGCAGTCACCATGCGCTGATCCAACTCACCCAAACGGGCAACATAGGCATCGGCCGAAGCAACTTCATCCTGAACTTTTGCCCGAACATCAGCGGGCAGCGCATTCACAATATTCTGGTTCTTGTCCAAGATGGAACGGATTTGCTTGGGATCGACCAAGCCTTCTTTGTTCACAGCACCCTTGGTGCGCAACCAGTCTACGGTGCCACGCATGAGCAGGCTCTCCGCTTGAGGTGTGTTTTGCAAGGTCAACTGAAGCTGCTTCAAAGTATCGGCATTTTGAAAAGCTTTTTGCAGCAATGCTTCATTGGGCAATGAGAACTCCAAACCACCTTTGGTTTTCTGAGAGGTCAGCAGTGGCAAGTTGCGCTGGTACACATCCCTGTAGTCGGTTAGGACGGTGTTCAGCTCATCATAATTCTTGCTGATCTTTGGTACGTTTTCCTTGACCAACATCTCAATGTCGTTGTACACCGAGTCGCCGGTATCAAGGTATCGCTGAGCATCTGTCAAACGTGTGCGGCCACGTTGCATAGCAGTGTTGTAGCGGCTCAGTGAATCGTTGCGGAAACGCTGTGCAGCGGCCAGATAGTCCAATGCCTCGGGAACGTTGATGTCCACCGCAGTGTTGACTTCGGCAATCCGCCTTGCATCCGCTTGAATCTGTGAGGGATTAATCTCAATCTTGCGCCCGGGAATAGCAGTTGGGAAGCGGACAATCCCCTGTTCGTCGGCAGCAGGAGCCAGTTCAGCAAGCGTGGCCTTGCGCTTGCCTGCCTTGGTTTTATCCCCACGGACCACGCTCAAGATGGCATCTACGTATGCTTTTTCATCTTCACCGCCGGGTCGATACCCAATCAGCTTGAACTGCTCATCGATTGCCTGCTTAGTCAATTGGCTAAGCATGTCGTTTTCCATCTTTTCCCGAGCAACTTGTTGGGATTTAACGAACCGTTCCAACAGGCGGATAGGCTCAGGAATCTGAACGCTTAAGGATGGGCGCTCTGGGCGATATTTTTCAATCAAACCTGCCGCCGCCTTTTCCATGTCCTGAGAATCAAACAGGGACTTGCCGTCTTGGCGCGTGGCCAACGGTATGCCCTCCTCGGTCATACCTTCAGTCATGCCCATCCTGCGCAAGATGCCACGGCGTTGAGCATTGCTCATCTCCATGTTGGACATCAATACGCCACGAACTTCGTTGTTCAAGTTGCTGATGTCCTGTGGTCCGAGGCGCTCGGACACCGCTGCAACTTCCGCAGCAGTCAAATCGGATTTCTGTTTCAGCATGTTCTCAAAGAATGCTTGCCGATCCGCTTGCGCAGCCATGAATGCTTCTTCAATTGGCTTGCGTGCTTCGGGAGCAAAAGATTGAAACAGGCTTTCGAGTTTCTGTTGATTTTCAGAAATCCGCAACTTGACGCTGGCCAGTTCTTTAGGGCCGAGCTGCTCAAGTAGTTTTGCTTTCTCTGTCAGCAAAGGGCCAAACATAGTCTGCTCGGCTACGTCAAAGGTAGATTTGCCGCCGACCAAGAATACATCTGCAACCCGTGGGTCAGCCAAGTGGGCTTGCAATTGGGCAAGGGCTTGTTGTGCTTCGGGGCTCTCGGCTATCGGGCCAAACACCTTTTCCAACTTGTTTTCAGCACGCTTCATTAACATGCGGGGAACAATATTGATGATGGGTAGGTTGTACACACCGGGAAGCGATTCAATAGCTTCTTGTTCCACGGCACCAAGATCAGCTTTCTTTGGAATAAATCCACTGACCTTATCCCCAACCGCTTTTGCTGCATTGCGAGTGGGACTAAGCTGCATTGCAAGGGGCAAGCCCATGAATGCCGCCATGGGCATCAACTCGGTATAAAGCTTTTTGTTAGGGTTGTCGTCGCTTACGTTTTCTTCCACCGCTTGGCGAAGTCCTTCGTACCCTGCACCAAACGCAATGTCAGTTGCAGCAGCGAGTCGCGGACTTTTTTGAACAAAGCTGATAGCGTCATTTGCAATTCCTTTGAGTATTCCTACGTTGGGTTGGACAGCAGCTACGAGTGGTCGTGCTTTGGCTGCCCACGCCAATATTCCTGTGAATGGGAGTGTCCCGCCAACGCCTTCGCCAACAGCTCGGGTATAGCGATCTACGGTGTTTTCAGGGGCTCTTTCCCCTTTGTTAAAGAGTCGGGTGAACTGAAAGATTTCATCATCTTTCATCCCCAGTCCGTTGCCAATGGCTCGTTGCGCGGCATCGGGCAACGCAAACAATGCGGAGTTAAATCCCCAAGACAACTGGTTGACAGTGTCCATTGCTGAAGACGGTACTTCTTGTTTCGTTTTCCGTGGCTCAGCTTCAACAGGCGTACCCTCCACGCGGCCCACAACTTCTCCGGTGGTCAGGTCAATACTTTCGCCGCGAGTGTTTGTAAGGGTGGCCATTTAACGTCCTGTTTGTGCACGCAACTGAGATGGATTGAATGCATCCACTTTACCATTGGGCAGCTTCAAGTACACCACTGCCTTAGGGTCTTGAACTCGGCCAAAGGTACTGCCAAGGAAGTTGAACATAATTTTTTGTTCTCTAGGGTCGGAGCTGATCACATATGGATCGTTCTTTGTCCCAGTGTTGGGGGCAGTCATCACAAAATCGTTTGTTTCATATCCCAACTGAGTCAGTATTTGCTGACGCATATTGCGGTTGGTGGCTTCCAATGACGTAAGGTTCTTCGCAGCCAGTTCAGGGTTCTCAAAGAAGCCTGCGGGGTTGGCCAACATGCCTGCGTTCTCGCGCTCCCACTCTTGTTGCTGGTTAGAGATGCGTCCTGATTCAGCGGCAGCGGCAGAGTTCTTGGTCACTCTGCTAAAGTCATTTTTCAATTGAGTAACAGCGCCCGCAGTGTCAAAGTTTGGCTTGATCGTTCCAAAAGAGATAGGAACAAAGATGTTGTTGACCTTGTCCGCGAACCACGTACCGGGGCTATAAGCTCTCTCTACAGTGCCCTTCATGCTGTCGATTGTTGCCAGATTGCTGTCAATGTTGCGTAGAGCATTACCCAACTTAATCCGCTCGTCCTTGTTGGTCTCAACAGTGGTAGGAGCCTCGCCACGGTTCATTACAAACGGATTGTCTGTGTCACGTAGCGTGTATCGGCTGCGGATAGCGGAAGTAACTGCGGGATCGTTGGGGTCTAAACTAAAACCAACAAAGCTGCCTGACTTGGTCTTGGACACTCGACCGCCCAAGCCCGCATCTTCCATGAGGATTAGTCCCGCAGTGGCTTGTTTCTCAAGCAAACCGTAATCGCCTTTAAGGACTTGCAGTTTAAGCGCCTGAGCGTACTTGTCTTGCTCTTGCACATCGGAGATGGCCTGAGTAAGTGCTGCGGTCTTGAGTTTGATGTCGCGGTCCCGAGCCTGTGCAATGATGTTTGCAAAGCCGCGTGGAACGTCCTTGACTGATTCGGCAACTGCCATGGCAAACGTAGGCTTGTAAGTAGAGGCTAGTTTAAATCCAGCGTCTGCCAACAATAGCATTGCATTTGTTTTGGCATCCTCATTTGAGTCACCAATTAATTCTTTGTACAACGGCGTGTATTCTTCTTGGGCGGCTTTGATGCGTTCAATACGGCTCAATTCTTTAAATTTAGGCTTGGCCAAGTTCTGGTTAATGAAGTCCTCGGTTGTTGCCGGTGCTTCTTCCGTTGTTTCTGGCATTGGGATTGGGGTCACACCATCAAACGGTCCGCCACCAATAAAAGCGGGGCGTGGATCGGGAGTAAAGACGGTGGGAATGTTTTTCCCTATCTCACCCTTCTTTACATTTTCCATGCCTTTCATGCGACTAGGACGATTGACAGCATTAATTTGCGCCATGGTGGCATCGTACCGGGCTTGATCTTCTTTGCTCATCGGAGTAGACGCAGAGAAGTTATCCAGCATCGGACCTGCAATAGCCGTAATAGCTGCCCCTGTTGGAGCCAGCATAGAAGCCACCCGTGGATATTCCGCAACAAGGCGCTCAACGCCTTGGCTAATACCTTGTGTAAAAGTGGGTGACTGCAAGTTGCCCAAGGTTGTATAAGGAGCAAGTCTAGTTCCCGCGCCTTGCATGATTTCCCCTGTAACAGGGTTCTGGATTAAAGACTGTGCGCCTTGACGCGTCAAGTTCATCGCAGGCTCACCACCGGTCAGGCGTTGAACCGTGGGCTGTGGCGACATCATCAAGTTGCCCAAATATTGGTTTACCCGTGGGCCATACGTTGTAGCCTTGTCCGCAATGAATTGCGCAGCACGGGTACCAGCATTGACAAACGCACCTGCCGCTGCCTGCATTGGAGGCATGCCATCAGGAGTAGGCGGAGCCTGCTCAGCCCCGCCCTGAGGGAAAGGGTTAGCACTCTCCATGCCCGGGGGCATGGCTTCTTGTGGGGAGGGCATTGCAGGGGCCCCGCCGGGTGCCCCCATGGGTGCGCCACCTTCCATGGGAGGAGGCATCATCTCCGCGCCTTGCGGCAACGCACCAATGCCTCCCTGCTGCTGCCCAAACTGCATTTGAAGCATGGCCAAGACTTCAGGAGGAGTCTCCTGAGCAGCTTGATCTCCCACCATTTGGGCAAGCTCTTGGTACCGTGCATCAACAGAGCGCATGTCGCCCCGCATGTTGTTCATCAAGATTTCTGGATTCTGTGGCGTACGCGCCATCTGGGGCATCTCGTTTTGTTCTGGGGGTTCCAACATTTCGTCATCTTCAAACCCCGCCATAATTCCACTGTTGCGCACAGACTTGGGCAATTTACTAGAAAACATGGAGCGCTTGAGAACTGCTGAATCTTTCATCATGTTTCCTTAAAAGAGCTTGTTGGCGGTGTTTGCTGCGCCTGCCAGACCCAAAATGCCGGTTCCTACCCCTGCAATCTGCTGAAATGGGCTGGGCGCTGGGGTATTTTGAGTGGTCATTGCCATCTGTGTAGACGGTGCGCCTTTGTAAATGTCTGATTGGAACGCCAACTGTTGGTACGGCTGCATGGCAGTCTGCATTGACGAAGCTCGTTGGGCATCCAAAATAGCTTGCTGCTGTTTTTGTTGCTGGGCACCGAGGTTGTACAAAAAGTTGGTATCGGTTTGTCCCATTTGTTGAGCGCCTTGGCCCATGGCACCTTGCTGAACACCCAATTGACCCATTTGAGAGCCAAGAGAGCCAAGGCCTTGTGCCAACTGTGAGCCAATACCAAATTGTTGACCGGCCAATGAAGCAATGCCTTGGCCCATGCTGGCCAACTGCCCATATCCAGCCAATCCCGCTTGCTGTTGTTGTTGGGCCGCAGACAGCGCTTGACCGTAGTTACCCTGCATTGCTTGCGCAATGGCTTGGTTTTGGGTTTGCATCAAATTGCGATTGAGTTCTTGCTGAGAAATACCTTGACGTGAACCGCCAAACGCGCCAGCGCGGACAGCTTGAGCATTTAAGCCCTGCTGTTGTATCTGAGCTTGGCGATTCATTTCTTCCAGTTGCTGACCCAATACAAGGTTGCTGTATGGGTTCATGTACTGTTGAATCTGCTGCTGACCAATCGGTTGCGCTTGCGCCAAGGTTCCCGCTGTTGCTTGGCCCAATGCCTGTTGGGCTGTTCCGAACTGATTACGGGTATCTGCACCCTGCAATATGCCTTGTGCTTGGTTTACGGCAGCGGTTCCTGCTTGCAGGTTCTGCTGACCGGCCTGTAAATAGGGTTGATATACGCCAATGCCCTGTTGGCCAGCCTCCATGGCTGCGGTCTGTTGAGGCGCAAATGCTGCTATTTGATACTGGGGCAGCGTTGGGGCTTGTAATGCCCCTGCTGCCTTCATTAGGTTGAGCTTATACGCTTCAACTTCCGGAGATTCCCGGACTATTTGTTCTGTGATTTCTGTTGCCATCTTTTATCCCCGTGCAGCGTTGCGTTCAAGTTGATGCATCAAAGCGTACATTTTCTTTGCTCCGGCTAAGCGACTGCCTTTGCCAGCGCCGCGTACGGCTTTGGCGGTCATGACAAATTCGCCGTCGGACAACATTGCAGGGATTGAATCAGAAGTTCCGGTCCCCGGACCGGATATTGGACCCGTACGGCGAGGATAACCTCCTCGGGCCAAAGATGCAATACCTCCCATATCCCGCATTACGGGGCTTGAGGGCGAAACATTCATTGGCATCGAATTTACCGGCATGGCGTTCGACATGATTCCACCGTTCGCTGCATAACGGGGCATGAAATTGTACCCACTGTAGGGTGTTGAGCTGTATGACAAGTAGTTCCCCGCCACTTCCGTAGGGCCAACAGCCTCAGGGCTCCAAGCGTTGCCGCCTGTGATTTGCCCTCTATCATCGTAGGTAATGCCAAACCGCTGCATGCCTTGTGGCACGTATGCTCCGGGATTGGCAGCAACACGGTCACGCTCTCCTTGCAGACGGGCGTTCATTGCCTCCTGCTCAGGATCAGGCTCTGGGGGCGTTGGCGTGAACGCACCGGCCAAGCCTGCAATACCAAGGCCTGCGGCAGTTATGGGGCCATAAGTGGAAATCATTCCCGGTGTCGCTGCCTCATATGCTTTGTTGTAGGCCGCTATGCGAATAGCCTCGGGCTTGCCCTCCAACCGAGCGTAGGCAGCATCGGCTGCGGCTTCTGCTTGTGGGGCAGCGGCTTCTTGAATGCCGGAGGGAGAAATGTAATTGTCGTACAGGCCCTTGGCCTTGTCATAAAAAGCACCGATTCCGCTTTGTTGTGCGGGCGTGTTGGCCGCTGCGCGTTGCATGTCGTTTTGCTGAATAAAATCGCCCAAAGGATCGGTGGGAGCATTTGCAACGGAAGAAGAGGGCTGGAAGCCGGAAGAAGCATCGTTCATTGCGGAAGATGTGGTCGTGTTTTGAACTCCCGAATCAACTCCAAAACGACCGGGTTGATCGTAAGAAACGGCGGAGGAAGGCTGTGCAGTAATTGTCCCCTTTGCTGAATAAACTCGGTCCGCAAACGGAACAGTTTTAAATCCTGTGATATTTCCGTTTACGTCTTTTATTGCGTATTTCGGAACACCATCATGAAAGAATACCTCTGGTGGCGCGGTGCCGCCTACATTTTGCATGCTTGTGCTGGAAGGTGCATTGGCATTTTGTTGCATGTCTGCCAAACTTGTCTGAGCTTTTACTGGGCTCGTTACGGGAGCGGCGGGATCAACGGGGCCGTCAACTGTCATCTGCTCATTGGGTGGAAGCTCTATTGCCTGTCCTGCTTTGTTTGCAGCATCAACCTCTGCTCGCGCTTGCTCGCTTAAATTTAAGTCCACAGGGCCACCATCAGGCATGGTGGCACTAAATCCTTTAGAGATACCTGTACTCAAACCGGAAATGGTACCGGCGGTCAAACCACTTTTAACAGCATCTTCCAATTTTTGGCCAGACAATAAGCCTATGCCCGTGCCAACAATACCGGAAGTGATGGCGGCGTTGGCAGCGGCGTTGCTTACTGCGCCACCAACAAAGTTGGAAACTGCTCCACCGGGAGCGCCAAAGAATGCTGTTGCGCCACCAATGGCTGCGCTTTTTAAGACATCGTTGATGTTTCCGCCGCCCAGTGCAGTTACTGCGCCAGAGGCCAACGCCATAGATGCTGTGGTTCCAAAGCCCGCTCCCGCAATACCAAAGGCCCCCGGGCCAAGGAACGTGGCCAACGCAACCGTGGCCAATACTTTGCCAATTGGGCTACTTACAATAGATTTAACAGCGGATGCTACGCCCTTTACTGCGCCACTAATTGCTTTTCCCACGCCGCTCAATGCTTTACCTATTGAACTAAAAAACCCGTATTCAGGTAATCCAGTGGCCGGGTTGATCGTACCCATGCCGCCTTTGGCGCGAAGCATTTGGGCTTCTCTGGGTGTAATGTGCGCCAGCATGGTATCTTGCCCACGGCCCCTAGAAGCAACCATGTGAGCTGCCTCAGCAATACCTCCACGGGCCATGCCCACTGGCGGAACGGGAGCCTCTTGAATAGGTGCTGACTGCTGAGAGCCTTGACGGCTCTTTTTTGCCTGCATCAAGATCATGCCAAACATGGACAAGAACTCAGGATCATGCTCTTCAGGCAAGTCCCCCGCCTCAACAACACCCTGCGCAATTAAATCCTGTAATGCCTGTGCATAGTCTTTAGGGTTGTCATACATGTACTGGATGATTTGCAACAGTTGATCTAATGCTTCATCCGTCAATTGATCCAGTTGTGGAACAATTTTGGCCAACTCTGCGTTGACCGCTGAATGCGCATCAGGACTGGCATTTTGCAGGCCCTGCTGTACCGCGTCATAGGAATCGTCTAGACCCAATTGAGGTTGGGCCGGTGCGCCGGTGTTGGCAGGTGCGCCTCCCGTAGGAAGGGCCATGATGCCTTGAGGGTTTGCTGTTGCCATGTTAATTCCTTATACCGTAAGGGTTTTCTGATCGTATCATCTTACTCATCTCTAGCCAATTTTCCAATTAGTACCGTCAGAGTAAACAGGCACCTTGTTGGCTCCGCCGCCCGCAACAGTAGAAGCAAATGTGGTTGCAGTAGCGTCCGATACAAAAGACCTTGCACTCATCCCTGATGTCACTGCACTAGGTAACGTGGCCACCGTATACACAGTAAGAGCAGGAATAAGACTGCTACCGGACCCAAGCTGCCCAACCAAGTTGTCTAAGCGATTAAAATATAAACGTAAGACATTACTAAGTTGCTCTTGATATTGAGCGCTGTACTGAGCGGGCGCACGCGGCAAGTTTGGTGCAGTTACCCTGTTCAACTCAAATTCTGTTGTAACAAGCATTTCTATCTCCTGCCATCTTGTCTGATGTCAATTCGTGGTGACCCAAGTTGCCATGTCATGTCTAATTGATCTGATTCAATTTTCACTGCCATCTGACGAGCACGAATACGAGTAAACACCTGACCCGTGAACTCTTCTACTGGAATCATCGCAGTGCCCGTGATATTCGCATTATTGCTTCCTCCAACAGAAGCAGGATTGTTCAAACCGGAACCTGAGTTTTTTAACCCAAACAAGTACATCGTTGCCACAGGACTGTTAGAGGTTGAACCACGGAAGGTCAAGTCCGGCAACATGCGATAGACAAATGCAAAATTATGGCCATCTCCAATGTCAAACTGAGAGGATGTGATGTATGCATTGATGGCCGTAGCCGTAGCCGTTTCTTGATCATTCAGGCCGTTTTCGTGCTCCACAATGTTGTTACTGTACGTTGCAGCAAGCGGAAACTGGCCTATCCCAGAATCAAGGCCCGCTGTCCGGGCCATGGTGCCGTAATACCAAATGTCCTCTAGGTAGTTGTAAACCACATACTGATTAATAGCCATTGAATTGGCGGAGCAGTAAAACCACCACACCTCGTTAAATCCTTCGTTAGTAACAGCAAATATTTGATCAGATTGCGCCATGTTGAGGTCACTAAAAATAAATTGCCTGAGGTCACAACGCATTGTTTTTACACTGCCTTCGTACATGTAAAACTTGTCTACCCCCATCCAAAAAACTACACCGGATGCAATTGCAACAGCGTTAGGGCTAATGATCGAAATGTTGTCTGCCAATATTTGTGAACCCCAAACAAATGGCGGCCCGAGGTACTGGAAGGAATACAGAGCAACATTCGTATAAATTAAAATCTCTTGCCTAGTCTGTATGGCTGTAATGATCTCTGAGCCGCGAGACAAAGTAAGACTGCCTGCTTGATTGAGGGCAGTAGGGGTCCAATCAACCGGGTTTTCCTGATCGGACCACCGTACCAACATAGGGCTGACAACGGAAGAACCAATTTCGTTAGTTCCAAAGCAAAGCACAAAGCGACTTGCATCTGATACAAGAAAATAATTTTGACTTAGTGGAACATTACTGGCTCCATTTAAAGCAGACAGTAAGACACCTCTCTGGGATATTTTATGAACTCCAGATTGACTGCCAGTAGTATTAATTAGCGCTCCTGTGGGGGTTGTTGATAAATTAAAAGTGGCAGACGACACGTATCGCGTGTAATACGTCACACCCACTGAAAGCCCTGTGGGCAACGCACCAGAGGTTTCCAAAACAATTGCTGTTAAATCAGGGAGATTTAACCCGGCTGTAACCACGCAAGGAGTAGCAATTGTTAGCGTAATAGTTGAGGCTAAATATCCAATGGTAGCGTCCCAATAGTAAAGAGAAGAGCCCCGTGGGCCGTAAATTAAATCCTCACCAAAGTTAGCCTGATTCCAAATTCGCAATGCTTCCGAAGAAGTTCCTC